GTTGATGTTGGTGATGTTCATGACCCAGCCGACTGACGGGCTCATGCGGAACCGGGGTCCCAGCGCGCCGTTCAGCTTCATCACGTCACCGAACCCGCCGCCGTTTGCGCCGGCGGTGCCGACGGAGAACGCCGCCACACCCGACCCGCCGCACAGCACCTGCTGCGCGGTGCCCAGCGCGGTGATGATCCCGCGCGGCTGGCCGGCGTTGCCGGTGCCGCCCGTGCCACGCGCGAACGCGGTCTCCTCCAGGATGTCCTTGGCGTCGGCCAGGAGCCGGGGGAGTTGGTCCGCGAAGTTGGTGTCACCGATCGCTTCAAACGAACCGATGACCCACGCTGCGGCCTTCTTGACGAAGATCTGGATCTGGCCCGTCGCCGGGGTGTTGTCCGACGAGATGCCACCCTCATCGAGCCAGCCCATCTGAACGCCAGCCGAGTTGACTCCCTGCCACGCGTTCGACGTGGTGGTTTTCACCTCCGACAGCGCCCGGTAGGGGTTCGTCGTCCCGTCGTTGTTGATCACGATCGTCGGGTCCAGGACGTACGGCAGCAGGTAGCCGGCGCTCGCGGTGCCCAGCGTCAGGGACCGCTGTGCCTGCCGCAGCCCGTCACCCATCGGGTCCATCAGGTAGGCGCGGAACGCGTCGACGTACTCGTTGTACCCGGTCAGCAGCGCATGCCGGGCGATCATCGAATCGCGGGCGCACTTGCGGGTGGCCTCCTCCGCCCGCTCCGACAGCAGGATGCCCCGCTTCTCGTGCATCTCGATGACGGTCAGCGCCCGCGCAGTCATGTCCGACCCGCGCACCAGGCCGTCCCGGACCCGGTCCAGGTCCGCGAACGGGTCCAGCCGCTGCATGAACTCCGGGCCGCCCGGCAGGCCGGCCCCGGACCAGCGCATCGCGTGGCTGCCATCGCCGCCGGCCTGCTGCCCCGCCGACCCGGCCGGCCGGTACTCCTGGTCGTCCCCGGCCTGCTTCTGGATGAGCTTGATCTTCTCCATCCGCTCGATCACCGGGGCCTTCTGGCCCTCCAGCTTCTCGTACTCCTCGATCAGCGAGTCGCGGATGTCACCGTCGCGCTCCTCGGTGGTGTCCGGGTCAGCGTCCATCGCAGCGAGTTCGTTGCGGATAGCGCCCTGCCGGTCCAGCATCTCCTGGAGTCTCATCCCCAGGTCTCCCTCCTGACCTGCTCAGGTCAGCTTGATCCCGTGCTGTGCCAGCAGCTCCTCCGTGCGGAGCGCGTACAGCCGGTTACCAGTGGACCGAGCAGCGGACCCGTCTTCGGGCGGGAGACCGTCGCCACCATCCTCATCGGTGGCGTCTGCGTACTCGGTGAAATCCGGGCCGTCCTCGGTGAACGCCCCGGGAAGCTGCATGCGGACGCCAAGCACCTCAGCGCCGCTGTACGCCGCGAACGGCGTCAATCCGTACTCACGCAGGCCCAGCACCAGCCGCCGCACCCGCTGGAGCTGCCCGCCGACTTTGCGGTACCGGTCACCAGGGCCACGCAGCATCGGGTCAGAGCGGATGATGCCGCCCGTGAACGACTGGGTCCGCAGCGCACCCATGTTGACCAGCTCCAGCAGCTCATCCCCGAGCGGGGTGGGCGCGTACTCGGTGCGGGTCAGGAGCCCCTGGCCTTCCGACGACACGTGCAGCGGCACCCCGGCGGGCAGGCTGAACCGCTCGGCGGGGGTGCCGTGCACGGTCATCCCGTGGTTGTACAGGACCGTCACACCCCAGTGGCCGCCGTGCCGCGCCGGGTCGGCCATGCGGATCGCCTGCGTGAACGCGCCCGGGTCGATGTCCTCCAGGTAGTGGCCCTCGTGGTCGTGGATCTCCGCCTCGGTGTTGTACACCGCCGCGTACGCCTCCACCACCCGGCCGCTGCCGTACTCGCTGCCGTCGGCGCGGGTCAGGATGCGGCAGTCCTCCAGCGGGTAGGTGCGGTACATCTCCCCGGCCCGCGACGCGGCCGACGGCGCGGCTTTGCGGGCCGTCGCGGCCAGCTTGGTGAACTTCTCCTTGCCGAACTTCTTGCGGCCGATCCACGCGGCGAGCGCCCCCGGGTTTGTCGCCCCCTTCGCAGCCAGGGAGGCTTTGAGGTTCTGGAACCGGCCACCACCACCCAGCTTCGGGGCGGCGCGCTGCACAGCCCCACCCTCACCGTCTCCAGCAGCGGAATCGAAATGCTGCACACCGAGCCCAGTCAGGTCGGGCAGATCGGAGTGGTCGCCGTCCCAGCTTTCGTCCAGGCCGTCGGCGTCGTAGGTGCCGTTCGTTGCCATCGCTGTGCTCCTTGTCGCCTTCGCCTTTGCCCGGTCCTTGTCGTAGACCGCCATCTGTGCCTTGGCTTGCGCCACCACTGGGGCGCTCACCGGGTGGCCGTGCCCGTCGTGACCGTTCGCCCAGTCGCGGACGATCCCGGTGGCCATCTGCGTGGCCTCCGACTCTGGATGCCCGGACTTCATCAACGCGTCGCGGACATGCTGGATGTAGGGCGGGAGCTGCATCCCGCCGACCTTCCACAGGCCCGGCCCGCCGGGGCGGCCGAGTGGCTGCGGGGTCAGCGCCGCCAGCCGCGCCGCCTCCGCCCCCTCCGGGGTCACATCATCAGTAGGTACCTGCCGGACGAACGCGGACAGCAGCCGCACGTGGCTGACCTTCCGCGCCCGCCCGCCGCCGCTGGTGACCGACGTGGCCGGGTGGCTGTAGGTGCCCTGCACTGTGCCGCCGCCAGGCAGCCGGCCCTGGACCTGCTTGCCGTGCAGCTCCCCGGCCATGCCCACCGGCACCCACTGCTGGCTGTCCGGGCTGGCCCCACGATTAAGCGCCCCGGCCTTGAGGCCCAGGGCGCTTAGCTGCTCGGTCACCCACCTGTCCACGGGGGGTGCCCCCCTTCCGGTCACGGGTCCCACGGCATGTCCGGCACCACCCCTTCGGGCATGGCTGACACGTCGTCCTTGATGGAGTCGTACATCGCCCGGTTCGCGGGGGTGTCCGGCACCCCGGCGGCCTCAAACGCGGCGTTGGATTCCACAGCGCGGGCCAGCTTCACCGCAACCTCACCTTGCTCCATGCGGAGGCTCCTTCGCCTTGGCCAGGAACGCGTCCCACGCCTTGTGGTCGGAGATGACCAGGGTCTTGCCGGGCAGCTTCTGCGCGATCAGCACCGGCTTCGGCCCCGAGTTGTCCCACAGGTCCATGCTGTCCAGCTTGTTGTCCGCCAGCAGCCGGGGCAGCACATCCGACACCGACGCGTGGACCGCGCGGATCACCGTCTCAGGGACCATCCGGCCGGTCTGCTTGGCGCGTTCCTTCGCGCGGCGGACCGCTTCGTCGGTGGGGATCGTCACATACGCGCCGTGGGTCTGGTAACCCGCCGCCCTGGCCGCGTCGATCTTCGCGGCCATCTTCGCGTAGTCCGTGTCCCCGGTGCCGTCCAGGGTGAAGTCATAGTGCCCAGACTGGACGGCGTCGCGGAGCTGGTGGGCGATATCGGAGGACTCCTCGTGCACATGCGCCGCCGCGCCCGGGTGCTTCGCCGCGATCATCTGCCGGTACTCGGGGAGCTGTTCCTTGATCGCGTCTGGGTCGATCAGCACCGCGCCGGACGCCTTGGGCATCACCGTCGACTTCCCGGCCGCCGGGCCGCCGCCCAGGAACGTGGCTTTCGGCCGGCCGTGTCCCCCGCTGTGCCCTGCCATCACCCCGGCGATGATCTTCTTGTGCAGTTCGGCGCGCTGCGGGGTGTAGGACCCGCCCACCTTGTGGATGGCCTGCGTGTCGCGGATCTCCGTTGCGGCCGCTTCCCCGGTGTGGGCGAACTCGCCGCGCCGGTCGCGGGGATGCCGCGCCGGGTCCCACCCGGCCCGCGACAGCGGCGGTGGGGTGACCCGCTCGGCTTTCGCTGCCTGCGCGGCGGTCATCCCGGTGAGCTGCGCCGCGAGCCGCCGCGCCACCGTGGTCGCTTCCGCGTTGGACGACGCCGGCCCGGTCAGTGTCTTTCCGCCGTGCGACACCTCCACCGTCCCCCGGTTGCTGCCCGGCTTGCCAGTCAGCCGGACCCTGTACTCGCGGCCCGCGTGGTCGATGACATGCAGCGCCCCGCCCGCGCGGCGGCCCACGATCGCCAGCGGCGGCAGCGGCTGTTTCGGGTTCGCGGTGGCCTTGGCGACTTTCGCGCGGAACGCCTCCAGCTTCGCGGCTGTGCCCGCGTTGCGGCCTTCCCGCTCGGCGGCGATGGCCTGATCGAGCTGCGACAGGCCCTCGGCGTAGTCGCCGCGTCCCAGCGCCGCCATCGCCTTGGAGTACTCGGCTGGGCTGCTGCGGATCTTCATGTCCGCTGAGTGGGGCAGGGTCAGGCCGGTCGCGTCGTGGAAGTGGGTCATCTGGGCGTGGGTCAGCGCCATGTTGTGGTCCATCGCGCGGGCGTTCGCCTGTCCGGCTGCTGTCCGCTCAAACGACTGCCGCGCCGAGTCGATCACCGCCCGGGACCCGGACCCGGCCCCGACACCCTCATGGGCTTCGGCCGCGTCGGCCTGGTCCAGCAGCCGGTGCGCCTGCGGCCAGCGCCGCCCGGCGGCGGCCGTGACCGCCTGTTCCATCAGGCCCGCTGTCTTCGCGCCCTTCGGCTGTCCCCAGTGGGCCTGCGTGGACATGCCCCACGAGGTGGCGGCCTTCGCGCCCGGACCCCACCGGGACGGTTCACCGGCCGGCGGTGACGCGGGCGGCTTGCCCCCGGCGAAGTGCTCACCCGGGCCGAACTGCTGGGCTTTCGGCAGCCGCGACTCTGGCATCTTCGCGCCAGGCGGCGCGGCGTGCAGCAGGTCCAGCGGCACCCAGTGCGGCATGGACCCCTCGCCCAGGTCGCGGACCGGGAACTGGACGACCGCGCCAGGGATACCATGCGGTCCCTTCTGCGGGCGCATCACCTTCCCGATCCCCCCAGCCGTGGCGACAAGCATGTCCGGCTTGATGTCGGCGGCCTCTAGCGGCTTGTCCGGCGGCCGTGGCGCGGCCATCGTCTTGGCCGGCTTACCGGTCGGCTCCAGCAGCGACGCGGCGGTGAGCCGCCGGTTCCCTTTGGCGTCCTCGATCGTCGCGTTCTTACCGTCCAGCGCCGCGACATGCCCCTCCTGGCCTTTGTGGTAGCCGCCGGTCACCCGCACATGCGTGCCGACCTCCGGGGTCGCGGGGGCCTGCTCAGCCTTGGCGATCCACTCCCGCGCGGCCTTGGTGTCCGGCCCGAAAAAGTGGCCGCTCTTGGTCGGCGGGACAGTGGCGACGACCTTTCCGGTGTCCCGGTCGATGATCGGCGTTGCCTGGCTGGACGCGACCGAGGTGGGCGGCAGCGCGTAGTAGCGGCCCTTGTTCCCCTCCGCCGGGGTGCGGAGCTTGTTGACCTGGACCATGTGCTCACCGTGCGGCCCGGCGTGCCGGTACCAGCCTTTCAGGCCGTGCGCCTGCGCATAGGCGTCCAGCCGGGCCGCGTGGAACGCCCGCTCATCCTCCGGTGCGGCCGATTCCGCCGCGCCAAGCGCCTCCATGATCTTCTGGTGGCCCGCGCCGGCCTTCTGCAGCTTCCCGGCGTTCGCGGCGTGCTGCCACGCCTGGTGGGATGCGCCCGCGTGCAGGTAGTCGGTCATCGACTTCTTGGACCAGCTACTCACGGACTCACGGGGCGGCACCTTCGGCTCGGGTGGCAGCGCCGACAGGTCCGGGGCCTTGGTGGCTGTCTTCACACCCCGGACTGTACCCCCAGCGCCTCCGCCGCTGCCGTGGTGGCCACGGATCTCCCCCGGCTGCCAGCCCGCCGGGACGTGATGATGGAACTTCTCCCCCGCCGCCGCGAAGTCCAGCGGAATCCACTCATGCCGCCAGTGCCCCGACCGGGACGCCGCCCCCGAGTACTCCAGCGCATCCCAGTCCTGGCGGGCGCGCTTCTCCCATGCCGACACCGCCTCCCGGTGATACGGCGGCGTCATTTTCAGCACCTCGTCCGGGCCGGACGCGGCGGAGTCGTGCGCCACCGCTGCCGCCGCCTTGGTGAACTCGGCCGGCACCGGCTGGCCGTGCCGGTAGGTGGCCTCACCGGGCATGGGCAGCAGGTTCCCGTGATGCTCCAGCTTGGTGACGCCGTGCTCGGCCAGCAGGTCATCCCACATGCCGTTATCGGGGATGTAGTCCCACGTGTTCCGGCTGCCCTGCTGCGTCGGGCCGCTGCCCCGCTTCTCCGGGGGCAACTGGTCGTTGTCGTAGGCGAACAGCGCCGACTTCCGCAGGCTGGTGCGCCGGTCGTTGACGATCTTGTGGGCGTCGGCGGCGGACACCCGCCACAGCGCCTGCGCCCGGGGATGCCGCGAGTTCTTGGACACCGTCACGATGATCTTTGTGCCCTTGCGCGGGTCGGCGCTGGCCTGGCCGTGCTGCCAGCCCGGCGGGGTGTGCCCGTGGAAGTGGGACTGCGCCGCGCCGTAGGTCAGCGGATGCCACTCATGCTGCCAGTCGTAGCCGCTGCCCGGCACATGATGACCACCCGCCGCCGCGCGACTAGCACCCAGGAAATCCGCCTCCGACGGCGGACCCGTCATCGGCTTGCGCCCGTACCGGCCGGGCCGACTCGCATCCTTCCGGCTCCAGTTGCCGTCCTTGTCCACCGCGAAAAAGTCGCTGAACATCGGCGGGTTACTGGTGACCACCCACTTGTTCCCGCTGAACGGGCGGGTGATGTAGTGCGGCTGGCCGCTCAGCCGCGACTTGGCTGCCGCGTCCGTCGTGGCCACATGCAGCGCCGGGAACTCCCGGTCACCGCCGGGGTAAGCGTCCTGGCCGGGCAGCGGGTTGCCGGTGGCGTCCACCCGGGTCAGCACCCGTTCGTCCCCGGCCGGGATGGGGAAGCTGCGGGACTTGCCGCCCTGGTAGTCGTAGCCGGTCTGCGCCTTGTGCCGCCACCGCTGCGACACCGCCCACCCGCCGCCCGGCTTGGTCATCCACCACGGG